TACAGCAATTTAACAACTCTATATTCAACATATCAAGATTTAAAAGATAATGGCGTATCATATGCTGCTGTAAGCGGGCTACCAATAATTGATTACACTGGAAATTCAATGGAGGGCTATGCAATTAATACCTCAGATATGGAAGTTCTTCCTATTATTGGGGCGGGAGTAAGAGGAACAGAGATAAATGAAAATGCACAGATAAGCCTAAAAGCCCTAGGACTTGGTATGAATAGAAATCCAGATGGCCCATTCTCATTTGAAATATGGTTTAGTCCAGCCAAAGATGACAATGCCGAATATATTATTCTAGGAGATGCTGCCAATTCAATTGGTCTATTCTATAAAAATGAAAATATTATTTTTAAATGTAGTCCAACACAGATGGTTTGGCATAAGATTACAAAAAATAAAGCTATGCATGTTGTAGGTATGTTTTCTAAAGATACAATTTCACTTTATGTCGATGGAAAAATTGTTTCTGAAAGTCCAGTTGTAGATAGCTTTAAATTTACTAATTCAAGCTTAAACCTATCCTTGGGACCAGCCAACTCAGGCAAAAAATTTATTGTTGATTCAGCAGCAATATATGCCTATGAGCTAGAAGAAGCAAAAATATTAAATCATTATCTGTCGGGATACAAAGAGACAAAGTACTCACAAATTGTTTATTCAAATAATGGAATTCTTTTTTCATTAAACTCGGCATCAGTAAGACCAGACATTTCATATAGGTATCCTGGAATAAAAGCACTAGAAGAACTTGCTTCTGGAGATGCATATTATAACTCAGAATATAACAGAATTGAGTTTGAAGAAACAGATGCCGTAGAAACAAAAACATTTTCTTTTCAAGAAAGACTGTATATATCAAATCCAGAAGATATTGTTTCTTCTAGAATTTGCTATGGGCAGGATGTAGATAATATTTTGGTTGAAATACAAATCCCAAATCAGCCATGGGTAGTTTGCAAAAATAATTCTCCGATGCCATACTACAACAAAAACCAGAACTCAGGAAGCCCAATACTAGATATAAGGGTAACAATGACTACACAAGATTCATCCTTTGACCTACCTTATTTTGATAAGTTAGAAATTGATATGTATTCAAATAAAGATTTTTATGCAGATAATTCTGGATCAAAAATATACTCAGCATACGACTATGCAGTAGGACAATACAATTACCCAGTAAGAATGCAAAATAAATACAACGGACTGTCAATGCATTCTGGCCATGGGTTTTCTGTAGATCTTTCTATTCAGCCAAGAACAATAGAGATGTTTTTTACTCCAAGGGGTGGACAAAATGTATTATTTTCTTCAGCATCCTCATCAATTAAATGGGCGGCTAACGGATTAATAACAAAAGCTGGAATTTCTGCCATATACGTAAATGGTATAAATAGGACATCAGAGACTAATGTATCGACATTTTTGCTAAATGATGTTGCCCATCATATTATAATTGTATTAAATCAGCCAGCCTTAAATATTAAGTTTAATCAAAATCAATTAGATACAGAATATGGAACTTCAAACCTATATAACAACATAGCTTTTTACGAGAAAGCATTTACATCCGCAGAAGCAATAACTAACTACAGGCTTTATTGCTCAGATAACTCAAAGGTTATAACTGACCCAGGAGTAACTATATCTGAAAGTGTCCATGGTCAGGATGGAACACCATATTTCATAAGGCAATTTGACTAGTAGGGTGCACAATTTGCAACAAAAGTGTATCAGGCTGGCATCAAGACTGGACTTTTACTAAGAATAATGATAAACTGTTTAACATATGGACATCTTAAACCAAAAAAGCCAGGTAATCGAGGAAACCACTCTCGGAATATACGTATGGGAAATGCCAGACGGACGCTGGATTGGTGACGACGATGGCAACTTTCTTTCAATAACTTCTAAAAAAGGAAATCGTGCCCGCATGGCTTTGCTGGCGGATGCAGTAAGACACTATGGAATTTATGAGGGACAGCCTAAGTTTTTGTCTGGAAGAAGAAAAATTGATGATGAAGAGTTTGAATATCAAAACCAAAGACTTAAGTGGGGACTTACACCAGACCCGCTTGACATAGGCGAATACAAAGATTCAGTATTGCGAGGGGGATCAGTAACATGACACAATTCTTAGAAGATGGCCCAGAAGATACATATGAGGTATCAGTAAAAAATAGCTCAGATCTTTTTTCATTTAAGAAAGAAAAAGAGCATGTTGACCCGTTTGCAATTGGAATAGATGAACTTAAAAAAGTAAGAGGGCTCGGCACCAATTTTAAAAGAAAAGTAAACAGAGATTTTGCAAAATCATTTACTGGTAAAGATGGTGCAGCAACACAACAGAATCTTCTTCAGCAGGCTGTAACTGGATATGCTATGTTCGACCTTGTGCAGCCAGTATATAACCTAGAGTATTTGTCTCAAATTTATGAGGTATCAACTTATAACTATGCTGCAATCAATGCAAAGGTAGCAAATATAGTTGGACTAGGGTACTCATTTACTGAAACTAGAAAAACTAATGATGCTATAGACGCAATAACAGATACAAAGCAATTAGAAAGAGCTAGACGTAAGCTTAATAAGTTAAAGCAGGACCTACAAGAGTGGCTCGACACTACTAACGATGAAGATACATTTACTGAAACTTTAATAAAAGTTTACACTGATTTAGAAGCTACAGGTAATGGCTATATTGAAATTGGAAGAACAACAGCAGGAGATATAGGATATATTGGACATATCCCAGCAAAGACAATGAGAGTAAGAAGACTTCGTGATGGATTCATGCAGCTGCTTTATGGCAAGGCTGTATTTTTTAGAAACTTTGGAGATTTAGATACACCCAACCCAATTGGTGATGTTGAGGATCGTCCAAATGAAATCATTCATCTAAAGAAGTATACTCCGATGAACAACTATTATGGAATACCAGATATTGTTGCTGCACAAATGTCATTGGCTGGCAATGAATTTGCTGGAAGATATAACCTAGATTACTTTGAGAATAAAGCGGTACCAAGATATATTATTACAGTAAAGGGAGCAAAACTTTCTCCAGAGTCAGAAAGAAAGTTGCTAGAATTTTTCCAGGTTGGACTAAAGGGGAAAAACCATAGATCACTTTATATCCCGCTTCCAGCGGATACTCCAGACAACAAGGTTGAATTTAAAATGGAGCCAGTTGAAGCTGGAGCTCAAGAATCATCATTTAATATTTATCGACAATCTAATAGAGATGAAATACTATTGGCTCACCGTGTGCCAATTAATAAAATTGGAACTCCAGAAGGAGTTAATTTAGCGGTTGCAAGAGACGCAGACAAAACATTTAAAGAGCAGGTTTGTCGTCCAGCACAAATGAGACTAGAAAAAAGAATTAATGCAATAATTGAAGAAAAGACTGACGCCCTAAAAATTAAATTCGAAGAGCTGACATTAACTGATGAAGACACGCAATCTCAAATAGATGAAAGATATCTTAGAATGCAGGTAATTACCCCTAATGAAGTTAGAATTAAAAAAGGTATGATTCCAGTGGAAGGCGGAGATGAAATGGTAGATCTAAGGCCTCAGCAGGCAGCTGACCAAAAAGCAACGGCTGGGAAAACTAGAGCCAGAGATTCAGAAAGATCCGCAGCCTCTTCCGATAAAGTCGGAGAAGGAAGAAATGCAAAAGGCGACGGAAGCAGAGTTGACTAAATCCAATCAACTGCGATTTGCCTTTTTAGATAGATAAGTATAAAATTAAGCATATGAACATAGAAAAAAGTCAGTGGTCTTCTGACGGCCAAAACCTTCATTTATCTGTTCCTTTTACAAAAGTAAACAGGGAGAATAGAACCGTGTCTGGATTTGCAACTCTAGATAATGTAGATCAAACTGGTGACGTCGTAACAGCAGAAGCAAGCCTAAAGGCATTTGAAGCATTTAGAGGAAATCTTAGAGAGATGCATCAGCCACTTGCAGTTGGCAAAGTAGTTTCATTTAAGCCAGAGACTTACTACGATCAAAAATCAAAAGAATTTTATAATGGAGTTTATGTAACTTCATACATATCAAAGGGCGCACAGGATACTTGGGAGAAGGTTCTTGATGGAACTCTTTCTGGTTTTTCAATTGGCGGAAAGATTAAAGATTCAGATAATGAAATAAATAAGGCAACAGGAGAGTCTGTTCGTTTTATTAAAGAATATGACTTAGTAGAACTTTCAATTGTAGATTCACCAGCAAATGAAATGTGCAATATTATTTCAATAGAAAAAATGAATGGTCAACTTATTTTTAAAGGAATGGCAGCAGATGTTGTCACAGAAAATATTTTTTATTGCGAAGATAGCGACTCTGTTTTCATCTCGACAGACAAGACATACTCATCTCCAGTTACTGGTAAAGAGGCTACGCTAATTGGATGGGTTGAAAGCTCAGACATAAACAAATCAAAAGAGATAGATAAAGTTCTTGCTTCATTCAAGAAGTCAAGAGTTACGTTGCCTGCAACACAAACAATAGCAAAACAGGCAAACGCACAAGGAGGTAATGAAGTGGAAAAACTAAACGTACACGGTACAGATCCAGTAGTTGCAGAAGCACCAGTTGCAGAAGCACCAGCTGCTGAAGAAGTTGTCGTCGTTGAAGAGACCATGGTTGAGACTAACGTCAAGGCCGTCGAAGATGCACCAGCTGCTAAAGCAGAAGATGCAGACTCTGCTTCTGTAGATGTCTTTAAGTCAGTAGACGCAGATGCGTCAGCTGCAGTTGAAGGACAAGAGCCTGATTTTGCAAAAATGTTAGTAGACCTAAAGGGATTCTTTGCAGATACTCTTAGCAAGGCTACAGAGGCAAATGCATTACAGGTTTCTGAAATCAAAGAAACTGTAGAGACTTTTAGCAAGGGCTTAAATGCTCAAATCACAGAATTAGCAGAAAAGCACAGCGCACTTAGTGCAGCTGTAACAGAAATAAAGGGCACCATTGATGGTGTTCAAAAGCGTGTAGATGCCGTAGAAGGCGATACAGCAATTAAGAAGTCCTCAGACCTCGGCGGGTCTGCGGTACAAGCAGTAAACAAATCAAAATGGAACGGTTCTTTCCTCGGTTCCGTAAACGAAATATTTAACTAGGGTAGGTGAAATAATATGAGTAATGAAACATTAGAGAAAGCAATCGCAGCTGGTACAACAGCTACAGGTACTTTCGCATCAACAACTGGTGGAGATGGAATTCACACTGCGTCTGAAAATGGCAATGGTGGTCTTCTCAACCCAGAGCAATCAGCTCGTTTCCTAGACTATATGTTCGACGCAACCGTAATCGGAAAAGTCGCACGTACAGTTAGAATGAAGTCTGACACAACAGAAATTGATAGAGTCGGAGTAGGCGAGAAGCTTATGAAGCTCGCAACAGAAGGTGACAACACTGGCACAAACGCAGCAGTCACATTCTCAAAGATCTCTCTCACAACAAAGAAGCTACGTCTTGACTGGGAGCTCTCAACAGAGTCACTAGAAGACAATATCGAAGGTCCAGATCTAGAAGACCACATCGCACGTATGATGGCAACTCAGGCTGGTAACGATATTGAAGACGTTCTACTTAACGGTAACACAGCACTTTCATCAGATGCTCTTTACAAGGCATTTGACGGTGTTGTAAAGAAGGCCAAGGCAAATGCACACGTCGTAGACGCAGCAGGTGCAGGACTTTCTCGTGCTGTATTTAACTCAGCACTTAAGGCACTTCCACGTAAGTACAAGCAGCGTCGCACAGACCTACGCTTCCTTGCAGGATCTAACTTGATCCAGGATTACCTATACGCAACATCACAAAACATCCAGAATGTTAACCCACAGGATATTGCTTCAGGCATCATCCGTGGAGATGTAGCTCCTCTAGGTGGACCAGCAGGATACGTAGCTCCATACGCTTTCGGTATTCCAATCGTTGAAGTTCCACTTCTTCCAGAGACACAGACTGGCGATTACGCACAGGCTACAGGATCACACGGAGATGTTCACTTAACATTCCCTAACAACGTTGTTGTTGGTGTTAAGCGTGACGTAACTGTTTACCGATTCTTCTGGCCACGCAAGGACTCAATCGAGTACACAATGTATACTCGTGTTGGCGTTCAAATCGAGCAGGCAGACGCTTGGGTCGTTGTAAAGAACGTTAAGGTTGCTTCCTAATTAGGAATTAATCACAGAAAAGCCCCCAATTAAATTTGGGGGCTTTTCATTTTAATTATACAATGCTATAATGGTTTTACCTAGAAAAAGGAGTATTAAATGTCTTTTGACACATTAAAGGTCGCGGATCTAAAGGCAATTGCAGAAGAGTTTGCAGTTGAAACAGACGGGCTTAAGAACAAGCAGGATATAATTGCAGCACTAGCAGAAGAAGGTGTTACATATGCAGTATATGAAAAAACACTTAAAGATGTAGAAGATGCAAAAGAAGAGGTTGAGGTCCTACCAGTATTTGATCCAAAGGCAGAGCGCACAGAGGATACAGTATTAGTTATGATGACAAGAGCAAACCATAGATATGATATTATGGGACATACATTTACTCAGACCCATCCGTTTGTAGCAATGCACAAAGATTCAGCTCAACAAATTTTTGATAAAGAGGAGGGTTTTCGTTTAGCCACACCAAAGGAAGTTCAGGAATATTACGGCTAAGCTTAAACGCAACAAATGGAAATTATAGTAGGAACAAACTCACCAGTAAAGCAAAGAGTATTTTGGAAGGGCGGGATAGCTCAAGCAGACTCTTTGCCTACTGTTAAATTTTATGATGTAACAAATGATCCATCAATAGAGCCTTCTATAAATCCAAACACTTTACTTCTAACCCAAACTGCCGAAGAGGCAGAAACAGATAGAGGCGTATATTTGGTATACCCTCCAATATCCTTAACGAATAGACCAAGGACATTGAGGCTAGTTTGGGAATATGAAGTAGATGAAGAAAGTGTAGTTAAAGAGCATCTTCTTGATGTTGTAAAGCCATATGTTGATTTAACAAATGCTGCAGATGCTTTAGGGTTTGGCTTTGATCAATCTGATCCCAACTACAAAACATTTGTAGATTTAGCAGCAGCAGAAAGATATGCAAGAAAACTTATTGAAAGCTACACTGGACAAGAGTTTTATCTATATGATGATGTAAATGTGATATACGCAACTGGATCAGAAATTCTCCCATTGCCACACAAAATAAATGAGATACATTCCATACATCTAAACGACATACTTCTTATTGATAGAATAAATAATATTGATAATTGGAATGTCCCAGTAGAAATATCTTCTAGTGGATTTGGAATAAAAGTAAATAAGTCTGGCTTATTAGATAATGTAGTTTACACAGCAAACGGAATGGTCCCTCCAAGTATTAATGACTACAATAATGGGTCTTTTGTAAATGGTGGAGCTTATAGAATTGAAGGAAGATATGGCTGGGATCAAGTACCGTATGAAGTTGAGTTAGCTACCATAGAGTTAATGAAAGACTTCTTCTCTAAAGATAAAGACTGGAGAAACAAGTACTTAAAGAGCATACAGACATTTGACTGGCAGTTTGAATATGACACTGCAACATTTAGCGGAACTGGAAACAATTACGCTGATCAGCTTCTGTCTGAGTATGTCTTAAGCACTATGGTTTTGATATAATGAACAGACTCGTAGACTCTATTCTTAGCATGAAAATAGATGTTTATGCTCAAGATGATTATCAGGATCCAAACACTGGTGCAATTAAAAAGTCTTGGATATATCAAAGAACTATACCTTGTTTTGCAAAAGGAATAATAACAAACTCTGCTACAAGCAGAGGCGGGGACAATAGAGCAATCTCTGTTAAGTATGTAGACAATCAAACTATTGAGATTAGAACAGAAACAAGATTGACATACAGAGAAAAAGTAACTAATATCAGAGACAACTCAAATAATCCAATTTGGATAGAATTGAACTATCCAAACGATACTCCAACAGTATTTGAAATAACAAGCTCAACACCAATAACAGACCCATTTGGTAATTTAATGGCTTACAACTCAATTGCTAAAAGATCAGAGAGCCAGTTAATTGGAGACTAGTGGAGTAGCATTACTTCAAGCTTCTTCTGGTCTAGAGAGATTGATGGTAGGTGCACCTCAAGCAGGAGTTTTAAGAGATAGCAATGTGGCACAGATATCTGCATTTCTTTACTATCAGGCTAATGTTGCAGCCAGACTAGAATCCAATAAGGCATTTCAAAGACTATTTAAGACAACAATATTTAATCAGATAGAAAAAGATTTTGGTTTGTTTATTGATTCGCAAGCCAGAACAAAGCCAAAGTCATTACATCATGTATATGAGTGGAATAAGACAGGACAAGCAACTGCTCGTCTTTTTAAATTAAACCAGCTAGACGGAGTTGGGCTATCATTTAGAATTAACTATGAGTTTAAGATTTCAAAATCTTCGGTCCCATCTAAAAATAGAGAGCAGACAAGTAGATATGTTTTTGAAAGAAAAGCAGCTGTTATGGAAAAAGGAATGCCAGTTGTAATTAGACCAAAATCTGCTGAGAGATTAGTTTTTGAAATTGATGGAGAAAAGGTTTTTATGCCAAAGGGTAAGTCAGTTACAGTAAAGAGCCCTGGAGGCAGAGCATCAACAAATCAATTCGATTTAACATATAGTAGATATTTTAGCGGACCAATGGTTAGCAACTCAATAAAGATGTCTGGATTTCAGAACCTATTCGGAGCTAAATTTGAAAGAGCGATGAAAGTTCCTTCATCTATTGCCAAGGTGCGTTATTCCTTTAGTCCAGGTACAATTAGACTACAGGCCGAGGCGGCACTAACAGAAAAATTCGGAGGAGTATTTTAATGACTAATTATGGAATAGACGCCATGTACGAGATAAGAAAACATCTTTGGCAAGAGCTTTTGTCAAATAACATAATTGATCAAAATGCTTACTATAGCGATAATCTTGGCGAATCTATAATTCCAATTATTCCAGTTCAGCAGGCTCCAGAAATGAATCAATTCTTAAGCGGCAAGACCCATATTGTTTATGACAAGATTGGAAGCACCTATGAAGAAAATTGGCTTATATGCTGTGAGAAGATATCCTTTACAATATACTCAGTGGACTTTGCCGAAATCAATATAATCAGAAACATGATGATGGATGTTTTTAGAAGAATGGACGATTCAGCCAGAGACCTAAATAAATCAAGATCAACAGACAAGATCATATTCCACAACACCCTTATACTAGAGATGTCCCCAACAGAGCCATCTACAGAGCTAGCAGGCTTCTTGGCGGCAGATGTTATTATAGAGGTCAAATACTCTAGGACAGTTGGCCCAAAGGGTAGATTTGACTAGTTTGCCTTTTAGTTGATTGTAAGATAAAATTATACCAAGAGGAAAAGAGCCTAGCCAGCTTAATTTAAAGTTATACAGCAAGTCAATATATATATATTTATTTAATGGAGGTTTTACAACATGGCACAAATTACAGGTAATGCAAAAAACATACTTGTTGGTGCATCACCACTGTTTCTTTCAGTGACAGATGTTACCGATTCAGATTACGTCCCAAATGCTGAAGCAGGAGTTCTTAATGCTTTTGCAGCAAACAAGAACAAGACAGTACCAGCATTTAAGTCAGCAACATCATACATTGATTCTTTGAATGCAGTAGATGTAGCAACATCAGCAACTGGCGCAACAGCACCAGCTCTTGATGACAAGGGTGCATTTTATCGCAACGTAGGTTTTACAAATAACGGTCTTCAGGTTACATACAACCCATCATACGGTTCAGTAACAGTAGATCAGCTTCTTGATACAGCAAAGCTTTTCAAGGAGTCAATGGAAGTTATGATCGCAACAGAAATGGCAGAAGGTACTCTTGAGAACGTTCTAGCAGTATTCGGTCAGCGTTCAAGCACATTAGTACCTAAGATGACAGGACAGACTGTTGCTACTGGTTTAGCAGCAGAGGACAAGCTTGGACTTGCAGGTGGAGCTCTTGGTGAGCAGCCAACAGAGCGTCAACTTATTGCAGTAGGTCAGGCACCAACATCTGAAGCAACTCTAACTGAGCGTGTATACTATGCACGTCGTGTTCTTTCTGTACAACAGTCACAGTTCTCTTTGGCTCGTAACGCAGCATCAACATTCCCAGTTACATTCCGTTTGCTACCAGACGGCGCAAAGGTCGGCCAAGAATATGGTTTCATCGTAGACCGCGTTCTAGCAGTATAATTAATAATAATTAATTACAAAACCCCCTAAGAAATTAGGGGGTTTTGCTATTGTATTGGTATTTCTGATATGATACAATAATTAAGACGAGATCCTAGGAGGATTTAAATTGGCAACAACAGTATATGATGTAGAAGAAATTCAGCTACAAAACGGGGCAAACGTAAAGCTAAAGCCTTTAACAATTAAAGAGCTTAGAAAGTTTATGGCTGCTATTAGTAAGACAGCAGAAGTAACTACAGAAGATGAAACTTTAACAATTCTTATTGATGCTTGTGCAGTAGCACTAGAAAAGCAGCTTCCAGAATTAGTTGCAGATAGAGACGCATTCGAGGACGTATTAGATGTACCAACAATTAATCGTATCCTTGAAGTATGCGGCGGCATTAAGATGGACGATCCAAATTTGCTAGCAGCAGCGGTTCTAGCTGGTCAGAACTAGATCTAGCTGCCTTAGAAGGAGAAGTATTTCTAATAGGAAACTATAAGAATTACGAGGAATTGGAAGATAATCTTTCAATGCCAGAACTGATTCAAACTTTTACATCTATGCAAAAGTCTGAGTCAGAAAAAAGAAAGTTCTTAGCTGCAATACAAGGTGTAGACCTTGATGGCGGCGAAGAAGAAAGACCCAAGAGCTTTGAAGATGTAAAAAGAAAAGCACTTGGAATTACTGCAGATGCATCAGATGTTGTTTCGCTACAAGGTCAGTTTGCATCAGACGCAGGATTTGGTATCGGAGCTGGCCTCGGATACAAAAAGGAGTAAGAGTTGGCAGATCAAAATATAGTAACCAACATAACTGCGACGGCTAATTTTTCTAGCCTAACAGCGCAGTTACAAGCGGTTACTCAGCAACTCTTAAAACTCCAAGCTACAACAATTGGTTTAAATAAGAATCTGACTAGCCAGGTTGGAGTCATGAATCGTCAGTTTGACGAAACCATGCGCTCCACTGGTCAGTTCTCTAGACACTTTGTAACATTAACTTCAGACGTATCTAAGTTTGGTCAAAACCTAGATAGCGGAAGAATGAAGCTTGGCCAATACTTTAGAACTTGGCAAGGTCATACACAAAAGACTAGCTCACTAGTTAGAGATTTAGCCAAGCAGCAGGTTATGCTTGAGAATGCAATAATTCAGCCTATTGGTAAAAATGCACAAGGATTAATGCAATACAACGTAATGGTTCAATCTGGACTAGACGTTACAAAGAATAAGTCAGCGCTTCTAAGACAAGAGCTAGCCATCATGAATAAGGTTATGATGGATGGATCTAATCAGCTAATTAACTGGGGTAAGAATACACAGTGGGCTGGTAGACAGCTAACAGTTGGTCTTACAGTTCCTTTAGCAGCATTTGGTATGGCTGCAGCAAAAGCATTTAAAGAAGCAGATCAAGAATTAACTCGCTTAACAAAAGTTTACGGAGGATTAACTGCAACATCAAGCGCTGATCTTCTTCAAGTTCGCAAAGATGTTATGGCAGTTTCTAGAGAATTAGCTTCTGGACTAGGAGCAAACTTTACAGAGACTATCGCTTTAGCAGCAGATATTGCTGCAACTGGAAAACAAGGCGCAGATCTTATAGACTCTACAAGACAAACAACTAGACTTGCAATTCTTGGTGAAGTAGATAGACAAGAAGCCATGAAGGCCACACTTGCAATTCAGACAGCCTTCGGTCAAAATACGATGGAGCTTGCTGAGTCTATTGACTTCTTGAACGCAGTTGAAAACCAGACGTCTACTACTCTAGATGACTTAGTAACTGCTATTCCAAAAGCAGGACCAGTTGTTCAGGCTTTGGGCGGAGATGTACAAGACCTTGCACTTTATTTAACTGCTATGCGTGAAGGTGGAATTAATGCATCAGAAGGTGCTAACGCATTAAAGTCTGCTTTAGCATCTGTTATCAACCCCACAAAGGTTGCAAAAGAAATGTTCATGGGGTTGATAACAGATGCTAAAGCAGACTTTAATGCGTTAG